GGTTCAATGCGGTTCTCAATGTGGCGCGGTTTTTGCCTCCCATAACGCCCTGAACTGCCATTTGTCGAACATTTTCAAATCCCTGTGAGTCTTTTCCTAAAATCTCTTTTAGTTTGGCAGCAACCTGCGGGGCTTTAGCCTTAATTGCTCCGTTTTGCCTAGTAAAAAAAGCATCCGCTATTTGTTCAGGTGGGATGTTTTGATCTAACCATCCCTTGACCATTTTACCTGTAGGGTCTTTGCCATCAAACATGCTGAAATAATCAGAACTGGCCTGTACTGCCTTGTCTAGTTTTTTCATCACATTTGGGTCGCCACTCAATAATTGTTTCTCAAAGGCTTCTTTATAGGTTTTCTGAAATTCATCTTTGACAATAGATAGAGCGGCTTTATCCTCTTTGCTTTTTGCTGCATCAAACAATCCACCAATGCGTTTGCGCTCTAAATTTATGCGATTCCAATCAACATCATCACCTAGTTTTTCTGAAAATTCTTTTATTTTTTGAGTTGCTTTAAATGCGGCTGGTGTTATGTCCTCATCAATGTATCTAGTGGCAGTTTCAAACCTTTGAGATATTCTTTGAGGCGCATCTTTGATAATAGATGTACTAGCAGTCGCATTGGGAATGCTATCCCATGCCTCACTGGAAGCCTGATTCATAGCGTTAGACTTATTCGTTAATGATTCTTGAACCGCTGAAGCAGCCTGAAACCTATCATCAAAATCTGGTGAGCGTTGAGCCGCTAAAGCCTCTAAAGCCTCATCATTCTGGTCATCAAGTCGCTTAAAAGCGCCAATTGTTTTATCCCTGCCTGAGTTTCTTAGAAAGTCTTCTCTATCAAGGATGCGTTGATTTTTCGTAAGCGTTCCAAGTGTCGGCTTTTGGCCTAACTCGACATGTTCCAGCATCGTTTCTTTAGAAACCTGATTTGGGTCATAATTCTTAACCATGTTACCAAGTCTTTTGGCTTGGGCATCGTCAACAGTTGCGCCCAGCTCTTTTGCCAATGCTTTGCCAGCTTGAACATCACTAACGCCTGTATTTTTAACCTTACGCCATACTGCACTAACAGCAGGTGCAAGTCCTTCAAATAAACCACCTGCCAATGTTGCTGTGGCTGCTTCTGTCTTATTAATGTCATCACGACCGGCCAACTTCTGACCTGTCATGTTAATACCGCCTTCTGCCAAACCTGTAGCGACCATTCTGGCAAGTGTGCCAAAGCCTTTAGCAAGTGAACCAGCAGCACCGCCAACGGCATATGCCGCACCCTCTCCAATTAATTCACCAGCGTCTTGAAAATCACCGCCGGGCTTGTTGCCATAGAATTGCATGCCATTTTCTTCAACGTATTGATTTCCGTTTACATCAGTTTTAATGACTGCATTGGGGTTAATGTCTTTGATGCGGTTGATTATGTCGTCGTTGTTGCCAAAAGTGCCGCTTAAATCCAAACCGTTTTTATGCTCAAGTGGTGACTTACCAAAGAAACCCATATTGTCATAAAAACCATTAGCTGCTAAATGGTCAATGTAATCAGCAGCGTTCCCAGCGTTTTTGAATTCTGCGTTACCCTGCCAAGCATTTTTAATCGCGCTTCCAGCACGAGACACCAGTCCTTTTTGTTCTGGCTCATCAAGTAAAAACCCCTGTGGCAATGTTGACTTTTTATTATCAGGCTCGTCTAACACAAATCCTTCAGGCAAATTCATTGTGCCACCCATTGTCCATTTCTAAAAATCATGCGCTCCCCTGTGGTTGGGTTAGTTGCGGTTTGACCCTCTTCAAAACTTTGCTGTTGTGCCTGTTGCTGTTGACTAGTTTCCTCTGGCATCCAAGGGGCTTTAACCCCATAATCTTGCTCATAGGCTTTAGCAGTGTTAAGCATGGCTTGATTTCTGGCCTCTTTATACCTTATTAAATTTTCCTTGAACTGTTCTTCGCTCTGACTTTGAGACAGTGCCGCTTTAGCTGAACTTAAAAGCCCTAATTCTCGCTCAGAAACCTGGCCAAGAGCGCCGCCTGTAACGCTGTTATCTCTCATGTTTTGCAATGATGAGAACGCTGCATCAGCTTCAATTGTTTTAAGATTTTCACCCAAATTGTGAGCAGGGGTTCCGGGAATCCAACCAGTAGCCGCACCACCTATACCTGTTGTCCATCCATCAGCACTCGCAATTGCATTATCAATAACAGAATTGATATTATTAGCATCTTGAAAAGCTGAAAGTCCTTTCATGCCTGCCTTAGATTTTCTTGTTTTTGCTTCAATTTCAGCGGGCGAGCCGGGTATGGGCGCTTGATACCAGCCACCTTGTTCATCTTGCTTCATCATGTAGCCCTTATCAATACTGCCAAATTGAGGGGGAGATTGGTTATTTACAGTAATACCGCCTTTTTGAGTTACTTTAGTAATGTAATCATTATATTCAGCAGTACCGGGCTGCAATCCCATTGAGGCTGCATTTTGCATCGCTGCTGTTTGCTCTGGCTTCAAGTCTTTTAACTCTTGGCCGCCAAATACAACACCAGCCGCCACTTCTTCACCAACCACAGGGACTAAAGCATCAAACTGCATTTTCTGTTGCTGTTGCTGTTGTGCAGCCTGCATTTCAGCCGCCCTGCGTGATTGCTCTTGCTCCATCATGAACTGTTGCTTTTGCAGCTCGGCCTCCGCTGAGTTTGCATTGCGTCCGGCTTTACCTGACATGTAACCGCCAAGTACTGCACCTAAAATGCCAGCACCACCACCCCATCCATTGGTCTGGGTTAGGTTTTGACCTATGGCTTGTTGATCGCGCAAGTTATTAATCTCTTGCATTTTGTCATACAAGGCTAATGGGCTTACTTGTTGTAATTGGTTCATGCTATACGCTCCATTTTCACTGGTAACAAGTCATATAAGACGTGCTTAATGCCGTTGATGGCTTTAACTGCTTGTGGGTGTGTTTTCATGACTAAGTGAGCCAATACCCCGCGATAACGCCCGGGCTTGTGTTTGTAGTCAAACTCAAAGACCTCTACACCTTCGACAGTATCAACTTTCTTAATGTTTTTCTTAGTTCTTACATCAGACAAACCACCCAACAAAGTAGCCAAGCTGCCAATGCTTTGTCCTAATGCCTGATTTTGACTTGCTTGTGCGCCTGCCATGTTATTGCCAGCAGCCATTGAGCCTTGAGCTAGTCCGCTTGTGGGTGTGAATTGTCCTTGTGGCGCTTGCCCTAACAAACTGCCTACATTGCCATACCATGATTGATTAGCACCGTTTTGAGCTAAGAAAGCATTAATGCCAGTTTGCTGTGCTTGGTTCTGAGCGCCTAATAAGCCTAATTGATAGTTGTAGTCCTGTCCTTGGTTTCTATAAGCGTCAGTGGCGTTAAATTGCCTGCCCTGCTCGTTTAATCCTTGCAACCCTAAGTCATAATTCAAACCAGCTCTATAATTCTGCTGGTCTGCGGCATATCTTGATGCTGCTGCACTTGCAGCGCTTCCGGCCATTGATGCCGCAGCTGACATGCCAGCTATGCCTCGTTGATTGTCTAAGTTATCGTAGAATGATTCTTGACCCCAATTCTGGTTTGCTTGTTGCAGTCCAAAGTTGTTATTAGCCATTTCCTGACCAAAGTATTGGTTTTGAGCTGCTAAACCTTGAGCCTGTGCTGAGGCGTTTAGGCTGTTAAGCATATCGCTTTCAGCTCTCGCTTGATTCATCATTAAACCACTTCCGGCTGCGGTGTTAGGTGATAATCCTTGTGCCACCATCTGTTGCTGCATTCTTCTATATGAAGCATCCATCTGTGGTTGCAGTCGTGATAAGCCTTGATTATATGCAGTATCAGCAAATTGGTTAAACGCATCTACACCAGTATCTACAGGACCATAATCAGTGTTCCATTGTGTTCGGTTGGCATTGCCTTGTGACCAGCCACCACCAGCAGCAGCCGGTGACATGCCAGCCTGTAGACTGCCAAAGCTAGATGCTTGTTGACTGCCCGGGCCTTGCAAGTTGAAATTAGACGTGTAATTCGGATTGCCAGTTGATTGCAATAAGCCGCCGGGCGTTACTGGTTGCTGGTTCATCATCAATGGTTTAGTTTGTGCCATTGGTTTAACATTGGCTACTGGGTCTGATTGGTATTGTACTGGCATCTTATGACCTCGTTCTGTAGTCAATTGGCTGTGACATCTGTTGTCTTTGCTGCCAATCTTGTATCATTTGCGCGTATGGGTGAAAGCCTGATGCCCCACCATAACCACCGCCACCATATCCTGTACCACGCTGCACGCTGTGTTGTTCAATCGGCATAGATGGCGCTACTGGACCTTGAGGCAACACTGTAGGCTGTGGACCAATTTGTTGCTCTGCCATTTCAACAGGTGCGAATGATGGCTGATTGCCACCGCTATAACCACCCATGTTGACTTGAGGTGCTTGCAAGCCCATTCGACCAGCGATACCACCGCCCACGTTGCCAAGTAGCTGCTCAATGTAAGGGTTTGAGTAATTGCCAAGTGTTGCAGGCCCTTGAGACAGTGAACCCATCATTTGACTAGCTAAACCTTGTAATTCAGGTGATAGCGTGTTGGTGACTGTCGCTTGATCGCCATCCCATGTGACCTGAGAGTTACCAAGCCAGTTGCTTACATTTGGACTTGCGCCCATCCGTTCTTGTCGGTACAGCTCGGCATATTCACCGGGCCTGATAACATAGTCTTTTGGTTTACTTCCGAATAGTCCGCTTAGAAGGCTCATAATATTTTGTGTCCTGTGGTAATAATGATAGCTGGCAGTAATCCATGCCGCGCAAATTGCACTCATGAACAAAACCAAGCTGTTTTGCTAATTTCAATGATTTATGGTTGTCGGGGCGTATAAGGACACTTACCCGGTTGACGTTCAAAACGTCGAATATATGGTGGAACAGGTGTTTAAATATGGATTTATAGGCCCACTTGCCAAAGCCAGCCAATCCCATTCCTACGTTCAAATTTTTGGTGTAATTGCTTAAATGCACGATTAAAAGGCCATCATCTGATTCATAGCCCAATACACAAGCATCGTTATCAAATTTACCACCTAATTCACGTGCCAATAAGCGGCGGTCATAGGGTCTATCAACCCAACATCTAACCGCTTTACTGATTTGGATAGGTTGGCTGCATTGCAATGCGTTCATCCATCATGGCATTTGGTGGTACATACATTTCGGCAGCTTTTTGTGCTGATTCTATTTGTATTTTCTCAGTCTTGGCTTGTGTTTCCGTAACCTCGGCCGCTTTCTTTTCTGCCTCGGCTTGGTCTTTCATCAGTTCGGCTTGTGTGTACTTGTTAAGCTCGTTAGCCATAGCCTCATTTTGAGCCATTGTTTGCTGCAATTGCTGCTGCATTTGCTGCATTTGCTGATTAAGCTGACCAACAGTGTCAAAATGCTGTTGCATACCATCCATTGTTTGTTGTAATTCACGACCACCGGGGAATGTTTCAACCAGTGAATTGATAAGTGATAACTGGATAGGCTGCGGTATAGCCAATTGTGGGTTAAATACACTGCTTAGTGCGTTGACCATCTCAACGGCGTTCTGTTGATCGCGGTCTTTGTCAATTGATAGTGTGCTGAGTGTCTCGACATCAATTCGATACTCATCACTGTTCTGTAAAATCTGTATTTCTTGTTCACTTAGCTGCTCACCCGCTGCCAGTGCGATTGACTGAGGCTCAAACAACTTACACATGGTATTAACCATGACTTCAATAGTACCGCGTATGTGGTTTTCAATACAGAATCTTTTAGCTGATAGCCTTGACGAACCCCATGAGTGCTTGAGGTTCTGAGCGGTTGCAGTCTCGTTAGGGTCGCTTGCCGCTTGCATGATGTCACCAATACCAGTGACTTGGTAAATGCGCGATAAGCCCTCTTGGATGTTCTCTTTGACCATTGCCAAGACTGTGGCGGTTTGGCTGTTGTCTTTAGCCATCACAACTTTGCTAATATCCGGCAATCCTGTGCCTGTCATGTACTTTTTAAGGTCAACAGGTACATTTGCACCATCAACAGCACTTTCAATCGTCACAAGGTCAGTAAATGCGCCTTGGTCATAGAAGTTCATGTCTTTGTATCGGGCTATCAGTTTACCCTCACGCTCAGATAGCTTTTGAATCCTATCGTGCATAGTGGACCAAAAGAAAAACTCTGGGCATGGTGTCAGTTCATCATCGGCCAATGCAAAGAACATAGGCTCGGCAATTGGGTAGAAGTGTTCAGTGTTTAGTGGGTTTTCATCATCCTCTAAGACCTCGTCATGGCTATCACAGATAGTAATGCGACGTTCGTTCTCTTTGTCCCAAATCTCGTAAACCGTGACAGTGTTCTTGTAATCATCACCCGGGTCTTTGTTAGGCTCAAGCATAGATGGTGCGACATCGTATTTCTTTTGGAATTCCTTAACCGTGAAGTCTGATTCAAAGTAAATCCAGTCAACATCTTTCCACCTTGCCGCGGGTTGCCATCCAAAATTACACCATTCAAAGCGTTCAGCTACCAGTGATTCACTCTTGATGACTTCCTCAACTTCGCCAGTGTCATACTCGTAGGGATTACCCATTTCGTCAACAGCTTGCTCAATGATAGGCTGCTCAATCAATTCAGCATCATAGACCAGCTTCAGGCCGCCAACACCAGCAGTTAAATAATCCTCTGCGGCTTGGTATATCTCGCCTTGCATGTTGCCTTTCTCAATGAAGTAGTTAGCTGCCAGCTCCAACTTATCGCATAAACCGTCTTGACCTTCCATCTCAAAGCGCTTAGATAGCCTTGCTTGTGGTTGCTTACTTGTCAAAGCACCTAACTGCACATCAACAACAGAGCGCATAACAGGGAAGAAAATCTCTTTAGCTGCTCCATTCTCACCCTTGTGGTCATTCTCGTAAACCTCGACAGCTTTCTTGGCTCGCTCTCTGAACTCTTTGTGTTTCTTTTGTTCGGCCTTAATTCGAGTGTACCAATCAGACTTTAGTTTTTTAGTGTCATCTACCATATTGTTTCTTCAGTGGGCTTTCTGTTCCTAAATGATCGTGCCGGGATTTTTGTGCTTGGTTTAACTGGTTTAACTTCTTTCTTAGGTGGGTTAGATTGCCATGCTTTTGTTATCTCCAATCCAAAGCATGAACAAGCATCAATGGCATCATCGTAGCGACCGCCAAAGGCTTTTAATAATTGGTTAATTACTCTCTCAGTTGCATCATTACTGCGCGGCCAATAAACCCTGCCGTGTTCGCACAAGTTCCTAAATGAGTAGGCATTTGCTTCTTTAGAGTTACCACCACCTATCCAGTTAAGACCAAAGTATGTTGATTGCTCAATCATAGTGTCCTTGATAGTGGCCTCACTCATGCGCCTGATAATACCCGGCTCTGCTGCGTGCCAGTTAATCTTGTACTTCTTAGCGAAATAGAATAGCTCTCTTAGCCAGTCCTTTGATGTTACCTGACCGCTGAACCAATCAACCACATATACATGCCTATTGGGGTCAACCCCAAATACACCAATTTCAGTATAATCACCATCATCCTCAGTTGTTGCGTAATCAGCGCCAATGTAATACTCAAGGTTATCTGGTAGCACATCCCATCGTTTACTGAACCATTCGCGCTTAAAGAAGTCACCTTCTTCTGCTGCTGGTACTTGCTGATATAAGGCGTTCCAGTTGCGTGATGACTGAGAGCGTTTAATTGATAGCCAAAACTTCTCAGTAAACCAGTCAGTCCAAAGCCATTCACCCGGCTCCCTACCTAATGGGTCATTTTTCTCTGCCTGTGCTGGTAGTGATATTACATACCACTTCTGACCATCGCGACAATCAATCCAGCCGCTTTCGCCTTGCCAATTCTCTGGCAGTATCTTGCCGCTTAAATCATCCTCATGCCATCGGGTTTGGATAATGATTTGTGCCGCATCTGGCTTTAGTCGTGTTAAGAAGTCCGCTTTATACCATTCCCATGTGCTATTGCGCACTGTTTCGCTATCTGCATCAGCTCTTGATCTAACAGGGTCATCAATGATGCCTAAGTCACCGCGCCTACCAGTGATTGAACCACCAACACCGCAAGCATAATAGAAGCCACCTGTGCTGGTCTCCCATTCACCTTTGGCTTTAGAATCGCTTGCAAGCTCTATATCAAACAAAGCCCTATGTTCTTTTGATGATACTAAGTTACGAACCTTGCGACCGAATGAGCTAGCCAGCTCTGCCGTGTGTGATGCGCATATAACGCCCTTACGTTCTGTTTTGCTTAAATAGTAGGCTGGCAACCTTACGGTTGAATATGTAGATTTTGCAGAACCGGGCGGCATAAAAACCATAACGCGCCGTTTCTTTCCGCTGATAACCTCGTCTAAGGTCTCGCATAACAGTTTATGGTGCGTGTGGGGTTCTTCGCCCTCATAGCAAACATAGTAATTGTAATCAACAAAGTTTCTGCGACCGAGTACACGTTGATACAGTATCTTTTCACTTTCGTCCAATTCTGGCGCGCAGTTCGTCATCTGTTAAATCGTCGTAGTCTCTGACAGTATGTTCATGTGTATTCTTGCTTTCAATCTCTTGCTTGTCCTTCCATCCAAAGTTGTTTTTGAGGTTAAATATGATGCCTGTTACGTTGTTTCCATACAGTCTTTGTTCAAGCGCAATGGCTACTCTTTGCCGAGCCTCTTTTATAGTGTTAAGAAATTCGTCCTTTTTGTTGTACCCACACAATGCCGCTCTACTCATTCCTAAGGCATAAGCAAGCCCTTCCATCGTTGGTGCGAACATAGGTTTATCACCTTCTATCCAAGCATCACCATTAAAATACTCGTTAATCACCTTTTGCATTTCTTCAGGTGTTTTGTATTTGGGGGGTCTACCTGCTGGCATTAGTCTTCATACTCATATGTGTGAATAAGTGTGCCATCATTAATTTCTATTTCTATCGCTGGTGTTTCTCCACATGAGTATGTATCACCAAGTGATATCTTTGCCTTATACTTACCCAGCAATGCTTTGAGTTCTAAGTCAAACAGCTCTGTATATAGCGTGTTTAAATTACTGTCTTTTGTTCTGCTAATTAGTGCCATTGTCCCAAAACCTCCTACATTCTTGTTGCTCTCTTAATGACATTTTTCTTAGATAGATACAATCACCGTGCCATTCATTGCGCTTTCTGTGCTTTAGTAAATCACCAAACACCTTGCCCATGTATTCAGTTGTTTTATATTTGCTATCTACTGCCATTGTTCCACCAACTTGTTTCACTTTGGTCTATGCCCCTATCTGCACAGTCATTATCAAACACCAGCTCAGTCTTAGGCGGCCACCCTTTACCCTTTAACAGCATTGATAGCCTTTCAGCTATAGTTCTGTTGATATAGGTGTGTGGGAATAGCTCAGCTAAACCGCCTTTTAATTCTGTGCCGTCTTTGTATATGTTCATTTATACTGCTCTTGTAGGCTGTTAATCATGAATTGATAAGGGTCTGCTGCTTTGCGCTTTGCGAATCTTTGCTTCCAGCCCTTTGTCAAAGGCCAGTTTATACCTAAAGAAGTTACAAGCTCTTTTGAGTAACCGCCCTTACTGGTTCTGTGGCTGTCAATCCAATCAAAGTAATGACGCTCTATACTGTTCATGCCTCACTAGGCCCGCCATCAATTTTGGCTATCAATGCCAGTATATCTTGCAGCTCTTGCTCTGGGCCATCTTTATCAATGATGTAATCAGTGATAGCGCGACATATGGCCGCTATGTGTAAATCTACTTTGTCTGGGCTGCTCATGTTAATTACCTACCTTAATATTTGTTGCTGTAGTGCCTGTTGCTACAATGCCAATACTACAAATAGGATGCCATACGCCAGCGGCTAATGCTGTGTAGGTTGTATCATTACCGCTAGGTTGCGTTATGACCACATCACCGCTGCCGCCAACATATAAGCCGCGCTGCTCATCGTACGTATCGCCACCTGTTACATCTTCTGCTAATTCTATTGGACCAATTTGGTTACTCATATTTTTTACTCTGGTATTAGTTCTAATGTGTTTGATGCCTCGTTGCCTTCATTCGCTGCATCTGCTATTAATGTTATTTCCAATGGGTCTGGGGCTAATCCTGAATCATCCAATGTGAACAGGTACTCAGTTGTTGAAACCGCACTAAAGTTAGTCACCTCAACATCATCGCCAACATTCAAATCCAATGCGTCTATGCCAGTCACCGCTTCGCTAAATATCGCTGTAACAAAGAACTCTGAGCCTGATGGGTATGTTGGGTCATCGGGTGATGTTATCGTTACGGTTATCGGGGTAGGTGTTAGCGCCTCAGTGAAATCAATGTCTTTGAATCTTTCCTCAGATACCGAACTGTTAGTCGAGATAATATCGCTGTGAAAATATGGTGTTGCTTGTACCAAGTCACCAGTTACTGCATTGGTTGTAATGGTCTTGACAGTTGTTCCATCAATGGTGAATTCTGCAACCCAGTTTGTACCGTTGAACGATAAGATGATTTCATAAGGCACATCATCATTGTTTGTTACTGTGACCGCTGTGTTATCTTTGATGATTCCACCTGATGTGCTGATTGTTCCTATCTTTGTCGTATTGTCACGGTTTATCTTAATGGCCACCAGTTCCTCACTTGTGTTAATTCCGTAGCCTCGAAAGTTAGAAAGGCTGTTTGACGGATTGGACAAGTCAATTGTCGGCTCATTGAACACTATGCCAGCAAACATGCCGAACATGTAGAACGCTGCATTACTACTTACGTCTTCACCGTATGATGATGCAGGGCGCGTTATCTGTTGGCGCGTAAAGCTAAATGTGTATGTCTTGCTTTCATCAAGTGTTTTTGTTAAACCTGTGTGGAATACGTTTGTGCCATAAGCATTATTGGCATTTGGCTGGGGGTCAAGAATAATGCCATTGTTTGGGATGTCATAGCGAGAATCATCCTCAGTACCGACGCTAAAATCATCGCCAACTGCACCACTGCTTGAGCTGGCGTCTCTTACCTTAACCCTTAATGTTTGCCAATCAGTGTTGCCACCACCGCCACCGCCGCCAGTGCCACCATTTAATGTTAAGCCTATACATATCTGCACCGCGTTACCCTCCAAGTCGTAGGTTATGGCCGTTGCTGCCGTTTGATTTGTTCCAGTGATGTCTAAGTCACCGGTTAACTCTATGTTGTTATCTGCAATGGCTGTGAAGCTCAACAGAATTAAGATTAATACCTTCATTTATTCCCCCGAATCAAAAACAGCTTTATCTGCCGCCGCTTGTGCTTTTTTTAAATAGCCAATATAAATCTCACTGTGCTTGATTCTCAAATCAGTGCTTGCTCCCTGAATGCCGTCAATTTTGTTTACAGCCTTGATTAATCGTTGCTGTGCTTCCGTTTCGCAAATAATTGCTTTGCATGCTGCTTCACTCATTTAACTGCCCTCTTAATTTATTGATCATTACCTGTGTTACTCCATGCTTATCTTGTAAATCCTCGTAATCACGCTGCAATTGCCTATACTCTGCCAACAACAGCCCAAGACAAAATACGTTAACTAAAAGAACCACAATAAAAAATATGGTCTTGCTGTCCTCAAGTTTTCTTTTAACCTCCATATAAATAAGGTTTGTGGGCTTATTTATATCTATAGGCTCTCTTTTCATATGCCTAAAACCTTTCGTAAAGCCTCTATTAATCCAACTTCAGACGAAACAATGACAAAGGCCAGTGTGTACAGGCTGCTTTTAATAGCGCGGCCAGTCTGTTTAATGCTGTTCAAGTCTTGACTGTGACTGTCGATAACGCTAGTTAAATCACTCACAACGGCGGCTAAATCGTCGATGCGCCAATGAGCATCCTTTGCGCTTGTATAATCGTATTTGTCTGACATTTTTATTGATTTCATTTTTCATGGTTGGTTCTGCCTACACACAAAGGCTTAATCTGGGTTTAAAGTTTCAATGACCAATTGAACGCTTGACACACACTTATCAAGTTGTTCATTAAGGTCGAATAACGCACCGCCCCATGTAACACCCTTTTTAAGCGTTACTGGCTGGCAGTCGATTAGATTTGTATCAAAGTCACGGTACTGTGGTACGTAAACCTCTACCAGTTCCGTGCGGGTGATGTACTCAGTCTTTGTACAAGAGGTCAAGAACACTGTCATCAATAACAGTATTGGCACAACCAACTTGTGGTAGTTTTTTTCTAAGTTCATCATATTTGGCTTTAATATCAGCTATGCGCCCTTGATGTTGTCGGGTTTGTTCCGCTGCGCGTTGTTCGTTCAATTCGCGGGTTCGGGCGCACTGCTGATTAGTTTGCTGAAGTTCAGCAATAATTGTTTGGTTTGTCTGGTTGGCTTCCAATGCCTGCGTGTGTCTATGCTTCCATGTGTCTTTTAACGCTGTCATGTCCATCAGCTTTGTCTCAAGGCGGCCAATCTTGCCATCTTTCCACTTAATACGCAGTGATTGAGCGGCAAAGGCAGCTGCTAACAGCCCGGCTAATATCGCAACATTGCGAAGTGATGCCAGACCTTTTAGAAAACCAATCATTTGTGCTTGTATTTATATTTATCACACATCAATCTCATTGCCTTATTCAATTTCCTTGCTTTTTTATAGTCTTCTTTGATTTTCCATTTTACAAAAGCATCAAAAGCGGTAGTGCCTACAATGCCATTGCATGTCCAATGCCTTGTTTGCATTATATTATCTACATATCTCATTCTTGGCTTCATTTTTCACATGGTTCGCAGTTCTTAGCCGCCTGACGCTTTTTATATGCCCAATGGATAGGAACAGTAACCAGTGTGATTATCGCCATGATAACTCCCCAGTATGACACATCAGCATTAGCTATGGCCTCTGGTGTGGTGATTCTGAACACAAGCAAGGTAACGAGAGCCGCAGCCCATACAATGACAATCAGTGCTAATGCATCTCTGACTATGTTTTTAAGGTTAACTAAGGTTTTCATTGCCACTTATTCCGATAAAATATATCCGCTGTTCGTTCAGCTCGTTTGTAAGTTTGATGCGCCCATTTACTGTCTAGCATTTCGATCGCGGCCGCTTTCCAGTTTCTTGCCTCAACAAATCGCTTAGTTTTTTTAAACTTGTGCAAACCACTGTTGCCAAGCTGGTACGCCATCATGACCAAAACACACTGCCTTATGGGGGTTAACTCATCGAAGTTGTTAACAAAGCTCTGAGCGCCTTTTATGGCCTTATTTACCCCTAATGTGAGGTGCATTTCTGCTTGATACTCGTTTAGCGGTAACGTATGGCTGCTTACTGGTGTGAATCGTCGCGTATGCCACAAGTATGTTGAGCCATAACCAATTGTCCACTTATCCGCAGGGCATCGGTATGGTTTTGCACTAAACCCCTCGTCACGCTTAATCTGGTCAAGCATTCTAAGGTAATCATTCATGGGGTTTAGTCTTGTAAGGGTGAAGCGGCAGTGTAGTTAAGTATAGGCTTCTAGGATAAAGCCTTTATTTGGGGGATGTGCTGCCGCTTCAATTTGGTTGGGGCTGTCCAGATACGGTCAATATGCTGCCGGATAGTGTGGCTTGCATTACACCCCAATTTGGTTAAATTAGTTGGCTACCTTCAATTCTGTAGTTGCCAGCCTCGATAATTGTTTCTGTGCTGATGCAGTCATCAAAACCCTCCCTTCCGGGGCCATGCCAACCATCAATAAAGTCATTACATCCTTCTGATATACCCCAAAATTCATCATTCATTTTTATTTCTCGCATAAAAAAAAGCCGCGTTAAGCATCTTTAGTAAATTATATTAAGGCGTTGACCTCTCTAGGTCTCCAGTTATTCACTAGCTGGGGAGACTCCACGCGACATTAAAATGTTTCTGCTTTCGCGTCATCAGGCGTTAAATGCTAGTCCAGATGCTTCCGTGTCAAGAGGTCTGGGAAGCCCACGCCTTAATATAACTCAACAGGATTTGTAGCTAACAAGCCCTACTATAGGAATTCTTGCACATCTGCGTTGCATTTGCAAGCACTTAATCATCTTTTTCTTTAACACAAACATTTACTGTCACGCTTTCCTTTATGCTGCCAACTGATTTCAACAATGGATAAACTTTTTTAAAACCTGTAGAACACTCTAGCACAGTATATTCCTTGAACATTTCTTTTGCATTCCAGTGTTTTTTGTTATAGTTTGCCACCTCCAAAAAAACTGACGCACCTTTTTCTAAATTTGGCGCTTGCTCAAGATAATAGCTTTGTATTTCCTTATCAGTTCCTTTTAGCCAAAATATGTAATTAATCATCTTTTTTTCTCCCGTAAAGTTTTTCAGTTTGTGACTTGTAAAAATCTTTGTTCTCGGTACTTCTACGTCTTGACAGCAAAAGACCAACCAAAAAACCTAACAATAAAAAATTCAAATCAATCATTTTATTTTATCCTTGTACAGTTCATAGGCTCTTTCAGTATCGTAAGCTGCTTGGTGCATCGCTCTGAATGTTATTGATGCCGCTGTGTGCGGTGATAATTTGGGATGAGTTAGCATTGCATTCAATAGATCATCAAATCTTTGTTGCTTTGCTTTTTCCTGTATCATCAAACGCCTTTGGGAATACCAAAACTTAATAATATTTTTAATCATATTTATGCTCCCACTCATCAAATGAAATTGCCTTAAAGGTTCCCCCTTTTGGCTCGGCCAAATTTTCAAATAATGTCAAACGCCCCTTTTTTTTTATCAGCTCTCTATTGTTTGGAGTAACCCTTATGACTGTTTCTCCCATTGATAGCAAAAATTCAAGCTGTAAATCTGCTCTGTATTTTTTATCCCTCTTACTCATTTCATACCATAAATTCATTTTTCTAACCTCTCTATAATTTGACGTTCCAACCGCCCCAAATCCGCTTCTAAATCTGCAACCCATTCACGGATAAACGGCGCATAGTATCTGCTGAATTTGGACTTCTCAATCTCAAAATAAGGGCTTAGATTATCGGCTTTTATCTTATGCCTTGCCAGATACTTAGAAAGCCCCTCTGATAGCTCATGCGCCGCTTGTACGTTGGTGCTATGGTTCTTGGCTATGTACTTGAGATTGATTTTGCGCGACTTCATAAGCCTGTTGAGCGTCCAAGGTATCAGCAGCCGTTCAAATCTGGTTCTGTCTGTGATCCT